AACGGAGCTGGTGGAGGTGGAGCAGGGGGTATGTTAACTGCCTCTTCAATTACTGCTAGTGTAACTAGTTATGCTGTTGTAGTAGGAGCAGGTGGTGCTGGTGGTGGAGATGAAAATACTGTTGGTTCAGATGGTGGAAACTCTACATTTGCATTAGGCTCAGTATCTAGTACTGGAGGTGGTGGAGGAGGTCACGGATCAGGTGGCTCAAATGGTCGATCTGGTGGTTCTGGAGGTGGTGGTGGTAACGGTTCTGGAGGTAGTGGTACATCTGGTCAAGGAAATTCTGGAGGATCAGGAGGTACAAACGAAGGTGGTGGTGGAGGTGGAGGTAAGTCCGGCTCGGGTTCTTCAAATAGTGGAGCATCTGGAGGAGCTGGAGGAGCTGGTACAGCCTCTTCTATTACAGGTTCATCAGTAACATATTCTGGTGGAGGTGGTGGAGGAACTTATAGTTCTGGTTCTGGAGGTTCAGCAGGAGCAGGTGGAGGAGGAGCTGGAGCAACTGGTTCTGGTTCTCCGGGTAATGGTTCTGCTAACACAGGTGGTGGTGGTGGAGGTTCTTCTCAAACATCTAGTTCAGATGACGGAGGAAATGGTGGTTCTGGAGTGGTAATTATTAGATATCAATTCCAATCATAGGATATACATATGGCACATTTTGCTCAAATAGACGAGAACAATCTAGTTATAGCTGTGACTGTAGTAGCTGACGCAGACTGTCAAGATGGAAATGGAGACGAGTCAGAATCTGTAGGCATAGCTTTTTGTAAATCTTTATTAGGTAGTGACACTAACTGGGTACAAACTAGTTACAATGCAAGAATAAGAAAGAACTATGCTGGAATAGGTTATACATGGGATAGTGGTAGAGATGCCTTTATCCCACCAAAACCTTTTAACTCTTGGCAATTAAACGAAACAACCTGTAGGTATGACCCACCAACGGCAAGGCCTGATAGTGGGAACTATGTATGGGATGAAGATAATACTCAATGGGTAGCTGAATAATGTATGTATATAAATGTAAAGTTACGAGAGTTGTGGATGGCGATACAGTCGACGTTGTTTTGGATTTGGGTTTTTCAATTGAGTATCGTGATAGGGTTAGGCTTATGGCTATTGATACACCCGAGTCTCGAACTCGTAACAAGGTAGAGAAGAAACTAGGACTAGCCTCTAAGGCTAGGCTTAAAGAGTTATGTCAATATTATAAAGGGAACTTAGTACTTCGAACTTCAAAAGAAGGCAAAGGAAAATTCGGCAGAATACTAGGTTCTCTTTTTCCTATAGATGGCGACCAATCTTTGAACGAACAGTTAGTAGAAGAGGGACATGCTAGACCATATTATGGTGGTAGCAAAGACGAGTATGGCCCTTGGACTAAAGAGGAAAACGGAGAGTGGTATCGTTGGACTAAAAATGGATATGTTATTATAGGAGAATAATTTGACCATAAGCTCAAATAGAGAAAAGCAGTTAGAAAATGAGTTATTAGAAGCTCAAAAGAAAATTGTAGAGCTTGAAGCAAGTACTAAAACTACTTTAACTGGCTCACAATTTCTAACTATAGTATTAGTTGGGCCGTTGTTTCTGGCATTTGTAACGCTTGGAGTACTAATAGTATGGAAGACTACTAGTAAACCAGCAGAGATAGCACCCCACTTAGATATTATTCTAGTGGCGTTTGCTATCTTCGCTAATCCAGTTACAGCTGCGGCTGGTGTTATAGTAGGGTTGATGGGTGACGAATCGAAAAAGAAGAATAAGGAGGAATAGTATGAAGGATAAAAAATTCAATACTCCAAATTTAAAAATGCGTCTTCCTAAGTTTTGGAACTTTAGAGTGCCTCTACCCGGGGGAGTACATCTTGGTGGAGGTAAATTAATACTAGGCTCATTGTCTGTAGTAGCTTTAGGGTTTGTATCATCAATGTTTCTGTTAATATCTACTGGAGAACAGCAAATAACTTTTCCTCAGACAGGTGCAGCATATAACGCACCTAATCAAGTAGGTATGAGAATAGTTGACCCGGAGTTTCCGGCTGAACAAAGTCAAACGCTTCAATTAAATATACCTGCTAACACTCGTATCCAAGAAATAACATTTGAAGATATTAGTTTAGGTAAAGTTGGTTTAACAGATTCATTTCAAATAGCAGGTACTAGTACTAATGATCGTATTACTATAGGTACTGTTATCATAGAAGACTCTGAGTTCCCTACAATGGACTGGGCCAATGGAGATATCTATAGCATTGTAGCTACGACAAGTGTAGAAGCTGCTGGACACACGTTTAGCCCTACAATGTCTAGTTCTACTAATGACGTTGTTATTGGCAGTAGTCGTGGATCAACTTCCTACGTAGCTGAGAACATGATCGTTGACCGAATCTTGATACTACAATCTACTACAGGTGGAGATGTAGTTATAGAAACATTAACACTTAAAAATGTAGATGCATTTGCTGGTGCGTTTAATGCTGATTACTTTGAGATAGGTAAATTGATATTACGTAATGTTAAGGTAGGGGACGATGGAGATATTGATAGTGCAGACTTTACAATCCAATCATCAACTAATATAAATAACATAACTGATGGAGTGCAGGACAAACCTATCTTCATACGTTAGACAAGTATAATCTGGAGTGTGCTATGTTTACAGCTATAAACTTTGCTAGAAAGTATAAGCATCTATTGCCTATACTAATAGACTTTGTAGATACAGTACTAACTACCAGTGCTGACAAACAACTTACTAAATCAGAGAGAAGTAAGTTAATGAAACAGTACTGGGTGTTAGTAAAAGCTATACAAACTACTAAATAATATGTCGTGACATGTCATGACATATGTCTGACATGTCATAGTTGTTTAGCTTAAGCTCAATTATCACCTCAATATCACCATATTGTTAAGCTTAAGCTCAAACCTAGGCACGAAATCAATAAATCCTTGACATGAAATTCGACTGGTGTTACACTGGGTGTCCACCGATTTGAGACAAGGAGAAAATTCATGCACTCTAAAATATCTATATCTACACCTGTAGAAAGAGCTAAGACATCAATGAATGTAATGTTATGGCTACAAGATAATGAGAGAAGTCAAGCTTGGTTAGCTAGACAAATAGATATATCCCCAGAACATTTGAATCGTATTCTAAAAGGACACGTACCTCTACATGAGGATATAGAAAATAAACTAATGGAAATTATAGGAAAATAAAATAGGGATCGAGAGTGTTGCGAACTCAATCCCTATTAATGAAACCACCAACATAGGAGACAACTATGAAAGGAGATGTGTATATATTAAAACTACTATATCTAGATGTCAAATATATATATAAATACTATATATAGTATATATATATTTAAATCATATATTGGA